GCAGCCCTGGGTCGCCCACGGCTCGGCGGATAGGTCGATTTCGAGACCGTTGCCGAAATCAATGACGGGGGAGGTCATTTGCAGTTATACTCCAAATCATATCCGCGTCTGACATATCGCGCGTAGGTCCGATGCTCCAACCGCATCAGTTGGGCAAATTTTCGATTACGGAGCCGCCGACGAATATTTGGCACTGCATCACGCCTGGCCTTGATTATTTGCCAGGTTCGATAAGCCTCCATTGTCAATTTCCTTTGTGTTGGCCTATCCCTCATCTCTCCTCCTCAAACGGCCCCAGTCCCTCGAATAAACAGCCCGCCGGCAATTCCACAAAATCGCCGTACACCCCCAGCCGCAGCCGGATTTCGGGCCGCGAGTAGATGCGCCCGATGACGGCGTAAAACCTCGCCGCCTGTTCGTCGCGGTTATCTATCCCGCTGAAAAATGCCCTCATCTCGTGATGACTGTGCAACTCCAGCACCACATTGGCATCCTGCCCCACCTCGTAGACGACGTGTCCCGCCCCGGCCCTCTGCCTCGGCACGGCCACGCGCCAACCGCCATCGACCCGGTGGAATTGATACATCTGCTCGATAGACCTCAGCCCTCCCGCTTTCCTCGCGTGTTCCCACACCGCCCACAGCCACCGCTCTGGTATCCGGGGCACTCGCAGCCGCACCCCCTCCTCCGGCCAGCGACATAGGCCGGCCACACGAGCCCGGGCCAGGCGCAGGCTCGCATAAAAATGAGGGTGATCCACGAGCTTGTAGAGGCCGTTGGCCGCCAATACGTAGGCGTAGGGCCAGGCCGGGGGGAGCGCGCCGCCGGTGTGGATGTGATAGCTGATAGGGGAAGGGAGGTTAGCCATTGGGTCCTCTCTCGGCCAGTATATCGACATAGCGCCGGGCCGGGCTATAGGTGCGCAGCCACGCCTTGTAACCCTTGCGCAGCAAAAAATTCACCCGGCTAACCGCGCCCTCTTTACCCGTTTTATGAACGAAGTGTTCACGGGCAAGCTTACCCGTGGTTGGGTCCTTAAAAAAGACGGTCCATTTGTAATCGGATTGCTCAGCCATAATTACACTCCCTCCATCAACCCCTTCAACGTCAACCGCGTACTCACCAAATCGTCCTCCGGCCACGTTTCCGCCCCGGCCTCGTACAGCACGGCCCATTGCTCCAGCACGCTGTCACGGTGAGCCAGGCTCTTGCCGTTGCTCAGGTGGTCGTTAAAATCGCTCTCGAAAAACAATGCCAGCGCCGACCACATAGTGGAGGCTGCCGCCGCCGGAAATTCCACATTCCCCCGACAGATCGCCTCACTCATATTCGGCACGGGCGCGGCCCACAGCGCCGTCTCCGGCCCCGGCCAGTCCGTGCCTTTGAGGGCGTACAGCCAGTAATCAACCCCCTGCCCGATCCAGACCAGCCCCGGCAGCGGCACTCGCCACGCCTGCCGCCCCACGCCACGCTTACGCTTCGGGTCGTCGTTTGGGCCGGGCGCGACCACGTTCACCGTCCAGATTTGCGGCTCGCAGTAAATGCCGATGCGTTCGCCCCCGGCAGCCTTCTGCCAGAAAAGGCAATTGCGCGGCAGGAGGGGGGAAGACAACGTCATCCCGGCCAGAGCCGCCGCGACGTGAGCCGGATCAAGGGCGTACAGCCCGCCGCCGGCGCCCTTATCGAACTTCTGGGCAATGATGATATCATCGTAGCAGTCCAGCCGCAGCTTCAGGCTGGCATATTGATGGTCGTCCAGCGACATCTCCGGGATAACCAGGTTGGCCAGGATAGTCGGATCAGATAATTTGTTGTGTCCGTTGCGTCTCATGGAAACTCCCTGATTTGTAAATCTTCCGGCCATTCCGCCGGATCGCCGCCCTTGCCGGCCTTCGCCCCCGCCTCGATCTTCCACCGGCTGCCAAGTTGCTTGACAAAGACCGGCGCCCCCGCCGCCCGGCACTGCTGCACCAGCGAGCGGACCCAGCCCAACTTCAGCTTGCGGGCGTGTTTGCCGGACTCGCCGCCGATGATGACCCAGTCAACCCCGGCCTGATCCTCCTCGATGGTTTTGGCCCAATCATAGCCGCCCTCGCAGTCGTGCGGCCCAAATCGCCCGCACCAATCACACCAGCGCAAATTGACCGGCCCCAGCAGCGGCTCCACACTCAGGAAATTGGGCAGGGATATCTGAAGCAATTCCGGCACCCGTTTATCCGCCCATTCCTGATTTTCCACCGATGTGCCGATGCGCACGTTTTCCAGCAGGAAATCACCCCGCAACCGAAAAAAGAGCCGGGCCACGTCGGGCCGCTTGGTCAGAAGAAGCCAGTCGAGATTAGGCGTTGCCCGGATCAGTTGGAAGAAATCCAGCCGCCAGTCGATCAACCCGTCGTTATTCTCAAACGGGTCACATAGCGACGGGAAGACCCGCAACCGCCGGCCCTCGGCTTCAGCCTGGCGTTGCCACCGCAGCGGCTCCTGCCAGTAGGCGTCAGAGGTGCGCAGCCGCTTGGTGGTGACCGCCGGACCCCACGTGCCCGCCCAGCGGCTCTTGCGGGTCATCATCTCCTCGGCATAGCAGTGGGCGCAGCCAGGGCTGACCTTAAAGCAGCCAATCCAGGGCGACCAGCTATGATCGGTCCATTCAATGCCGCTATTCTCCGCCATCGTCATCATCCTCCTCGGCATATACGGCCAGCAGCACCTCGGCCAGCCGTTGCATCTCGCCCGGCCCGTCGCACCACTGGACAAAGGCACGCCATTTGTCTACGGTCGGCTTGGCCGCCTGCCAGAATCCTTGCACCTTCTCCAGGTCGTCGTCCCAGGTCCAGCCCAGCGGCTCCTCCTCCATGTAGTTGGCGCAATCCAAGATTTCATTGCCGGTAAGGGCACACACCACCCGCGCCACGTCCGGCAGCCAGCATAGTGGCTCCTCCAGCTCGGCAAACTCTTCGCCGTTCAGCCGGTCCCACAGGTCCCAGGAGTTGGCGCACCAGTCGGTGTCGATGCCGTACTCCTCGCATAAGGCCAGAAGCATCGAGCCGGACTGGTCCCAATTTGGATCAAGCAGCGCCTTCAGTAGGGCAAGCTGCGGATACCGCTCCGGCCAGCTTTCGTCGTAGTCGCTGAAGCCAAGCACTAGCACCGGGATTTCATACAGCCAGCGGGCGAAATAATCCTGGCCTTCGTCGTCAGTCAGCAAATCCCAATCGACCTCGAACCAATCCCGCGCCTCTACGTTTTGGAGAAAGTCGCGGAAGATGTCCGACCAATGGGGCAGCTTCTTGCGCGGGTAATCGTACACGTCAAGCATCAGTGGGCAGTGCGTTTGCAATAGCCAGAGCGTCCTGGCTAGCCGGCTGTACTCACCCAGGCAGAAGACAATCGTCTCCAGCTTAAGCGGGCGCAGCCGGCGTAGAACGTAGCGCGCGCTTAGAAGCCGAGCGGGACTTTGGGCGCCGAGACTGGTTTTAATCGCAAGCATCTATCTAATGCCTCATTGGATCGTCGGGCCAGGGCGTCGGCCTGGTCAAAAGCCTGCTCAATTTCCGGACCGCGCGCGATGATCTGCTCCATCGTCGCCGACGCTTCGCCGTAGAATTGATGGAGCAGGTCGATAGCCGGCACGCGGGCCGGGGGAATAGAGAGCAGGAGGGTGATGATGGGGTGGGTCAATCCCTTCGTCCCCACCTTCTTCGCAAACGTGACCACCTTCACCCCATCATCGCCCGTCTTCGTATCCCACGTGGCCGCCGACAGCTCCGGGAACGTTTGCGCCCAGTGACTTTTGATGTCCTCCGGTTTGTAGGCGTCCTGTTCGTCCACAAACTCGACCTCGCGCCCGCCGGTCAGATATACGTATTTTGTTGGCATAAGATTTCTCCTGTCTGACTACTGACTATTGACTAACTTCCAACCACTCCGACGCTTCGGCCTCTGCCTCCACCGCCCGCTCCAGTTCCACCTTCGCCTTTATCGCCGCGCACACCCGCTCGGCCACATCCGCCGGCAGCGCCGACTTGGGCAGCGCCCCGTGGAGGATGGTCACCAGGGGCGGCGCGCCCGCTGGCACGCTAATGCTCAGTACCCAGGCCGCCTCGCGGACCACCGGCGGCGGGGGCAGCGGGGGGCCAGGGAGAGGCGGCGCAATTGCCGGCGCAACCGCTGCAACAGGAACGGCAGCAGGAAGCGGGGGCCGCAGATCGTTTTCAGGTTCGCCCGGTAGAGTTTGCGTTGTAGTTTCGGCGTCATCGGTTGCCTCCTCAGTGGCTTGCATCCAGGCCGGCATTGGCTCGGCTTCGGCTTCTAACACCTCCACCGGTTTTAACAACGAAGCATCAAGACCGCCTAATTTTTGCCGCAATTCCGCAACAGCCTCATCGACAATCTTGGCCTCATCGACAATCTCCATCACCAGGGCAGGCCCCGTACTCTCAAAGCTCGCTTGCGGCGAGGTCTGCGGCGCGGGCCGATGCTCCGCCACAATCTCTTTGGCCTTCGTATGGGTGATGGCTTCGCCGGATTGAGCGCGGGCTATCGCCTCCTCGCGGGCTTCGTCGGGAGTGGAAGGGGCGGCGAGGAGGTAGAGGGCGGAGGGGGCAAAATTCAAATCGGACAAATTGTCCGTTTTAAAAGTTTCGGCCACAGACATAAATCGTCTAGCCATTCGCTCATTCCAATCAAACTCCCCTTCCAACCACCCCCCAAAATACCCGTGCCCCAGCCGCTCCTTCACGTCAATCAGCTTCTCGCCAATCTCGATGATGTCCTGAGCCGTGCGCTTCATCAGCGCCTTGATTTCGCTGGTGCGTTGCTGCACGACGATGCGCGTCTCGGCGTCGAGTTGTTGGTAATCGAATAAAATCAATTGGTCCATTTCGCTCCTCCATTTGCCACCACCTGCATGACCGCAGGGTTGGCGCTATTTAAGCCCTGCTTTATACCTTGCACCCGCTGAGCCAAGTCGGACAAGTACAGAAGCACCGGATGCTTCGGCCCCCAAATTTCCATAACTACACTCAGTAACTTGATCGAATGGGCGCTAGAATTACCGACCTTTTCAAACACAACGGCGATAATGTCATAAAGCTCGTGACAATTTTGACATAACTGAACAGAGAATTCGTTCTCGCCCCACGTAGCCACATCGAGCAGATGCGCCCGCGTTGATAATGGATGTCGGCAACACTCGCAAGGCGTCAGTCGCTCCACCAATTTGGTGTGGCGGCGCTTCTGGCGCACATCGGACGTATCAAAACGAGGGCGCTCTACACCATCAGCCCCCAGCAATCGCTGCAATTGCTTAATCTGCCCCTCGGCCTCTAATTCCTCACGGCAACCAGCAACGGTCTTATCAGAAGTAAGGCAAATTTGAGCCAGCCGACTATTCGACCATTCGGGATGACGGCCAATCATTCGCTTGATAATTGCCCGTTTTTCCTGCCTGGTCAGACTCTTGCCGTGCTTCAGATTATCCAAATCGGCAAATTCTGCCGCTTCTTCCCACGTTCCCTCATGTACGATAAAACGCCCAACTAGCCGGCCCGCTTGCCGGTGCGCGGCGATACGATGGAAACCAGCAACAAGCCGGTAGCATCCATCGAGCACAAATACGTGCATTGCCGGTAAGTCGTCAATATGAGCTGCGTAGTCCGTAACCACTTCCTGGTCTAGCGCCTCTTTGCGAGGGTTAAAGCCACTATCGGTTTCGATTTCGTCAAGGCTAAGTATTTCTTCCATAATTTTCCTTTTACATCTCCAGCCAGATAACCGGCTGTCTCAATCCTAACTCCTCCGCCCTGGCCAGCGCCTCGGCGGGTGTCCAACCCCGTCGATACGCCCGGTAAACAGGGCAGGGCTTGAGCCGCTCGGCCACGAAGGTATTATCATTGCAGATCTCGCCCTCGTGCCGCACGCAGTCCGGCAGCGGGCAACGGTCGCACACGGCCAGCCAGGGATCGACGAATGAGTATTTCGTCATCAGTTGACGTATACCAAATACCGGCTGACCTCGCGATCAAGCCGGTCGACGACGATGATGAGGGAGGCCGCGTCGCGGGCGCAGTCGATGCGGAACCAACAGAAGCCGGTTTCCTGCGGCGAGGGCGGCGGCGAGGTTTTGGGTTTGCGCAGCTTGGCGATTAGTCGTTTGATCATGCTTACTCCTTAATAGGATAAAATTATTAATCTGAGTCTCTATCTATATCCCCGCGTAACCGCTTGCGAGGATGCGCCGGCATCTAATCGGCGTGCAAATCGCCGCCGTTTGCGTGCAATCGCGCCGGTTTTAAGTGCGCTTGCATTTGATCGGCAGGCAAAAAAAAGTTTTTAAATGCAATTGCATTTAAAACATTACTTTCAGCGGGGTTTTTAAATGCAATTGCATTTAAAACGCCACCGTCATCCAAAACAAGGCCGCTCCGGTCAAACCATACCCGCATCAGGCTGACTGCCTCTACCTGTTGCCAGGCGGACAGATCGATGCCCAGCTCGCCCAGGAACCCGGCGTGGGCCTGCCGCGCCTCGTCGCTGAAGCGGGCTGTTTGCCAGGGGGTGAGCAGCGGCGGCCAGCGGTAAATCTGGACGGCGAAGCGGGTATTACGCGCGGCGGTGCCGATCTGCCGGACGGCGGCCAGGCCGTGCTCGGCCAGGAGTTGGAATACGCCGGCCGACCAGTAACGGCACATCGGCCGCTCGCCGGGAAGTTCCCGGTTGCCCGGATAGCCGTAACGCCCGCAACAGTCGATGACCTCGCCGGTCTCGGCCAGCAGGGCGTGGTCGAACACGGGGCAGGGCCGCCAGCAGCCGGTGAGCTGCTGCGAGGAGCAACGGGTCAGGCGGGCCAGGTCCTTGAGCAAAACCTCCCAGACCGGCGTCCAGGCCCGATCATATTTTTTGTCGTCCAGCCGGTCGCGGATGAATTGCCACACGGCCAGAGCGCGGCTGCCGGCAAAGCGGTTGAAGGTGCTGAAATATGGCTGATAGTAGAGTGACAGGTAACGGGGATGTTTGGTCCAATTCCGGGCCAGTTGGTCGAAATGGGCCAGGTCGTCGGCGGCGGCGGCCCTCGGAATTTCCGAGGTGGCCACGGGGTCTGCGTCGCGTTCTGCCGCAGGCTCGGGCCCTGCGCTCGTCGCAACCCCATTGCCGTTGGCCTGTCCTGAGCTTGCCGAAGGGCTGTAACGGATCTCCACCGAGCGGCCGGCGACGCTTTCCGCCGTGCGCAGGAGCATGCCGTGCAGCCGGTTCTCCAGCCAATCGCGAGCGGCGGCGCTGGCCGGGTGGAGGGTGAGCACGTCACCCTGCTGGGTGGCCGTCATCCATTGAATGAGGGTCTCGTATTGAGACCGGGGCATTTGCTGCGAGAGTAACATTTTGATTTGGTCGAATAAGTCGGGCATATCAGAACTATCAGAACTGGAATTTAGAGCGCGAGAGCCAATCGAACAAGGTAATATATTGGCTACACGCAAGATAATTAGTCTCTATATTCGCCGTTGAGGGCGTCGGACGCCCGGCGCTCGACGGCGTCCAGAGCGTGGCGTAGCCGGGACAGGTGCAAAAGCAGGTTGAGGTCCATTCGTTTCTCGGCGATGTCGTTCGCCTTGCTCCATTGCTGCCGGCCGGCGGCACATTCGTCCAGAATATCACGCAAGGCCCATTGGGTCTTGTTGGGAATACGGCTACGAGTTTTGGCTTGGTCTGAAGCCATTGATAACCTCCAGAATTTCGTCGAATTCATTCCAGAGGGAACGGAAAATAATAGCCAGGCTCGACAGGCCGATCAGGGTCAATATTTTGGTCCAGGTCCGAAATGGAATGAGGGGGAGTAGAAGTAGCAGATCGACGCCGATGCCGATTACCACCGTTAGCCAGGTCCGCTTTTGAGCCAGAAAGCGGCCCAGATGGGTAAATTGTAAAAACGAGGCCCAAAGAGCGCCCCAAAGCAGGGCTAAAATCATCATCGTGGCATTCATCGTGGTATGCTCTTGATAGCCCGGTGGGCCGGCACGCGAACCGGCCCACCGGGCGGTAACCCGAGGCTCTCCCCGCCTGGACCGGTATGGGAGGTAGCCCCCCACCGCATACGGGCAGACGGGGAGAGCGCCGGGTTGGCGGACTGGGCCAATTCCAGGGCGGCCAGGGTCAGCAGGCGAACGAACCGCTCGCGGCTGTTGGCCGGGGCGAGGGTGATGCGCTGCCGGGCGACGGCGATGGCCTTAGTCAGGTTGTTGCTCATGGTTGTTCAGGAAAAATGCAAAGGCCGCTTCGGCTTCGGGGGTGTTGAAGTTGTAGCCGAGGGCGGCCTGAATGCGCTCGTACATATCAACTTTAATACGGAGCTCGCCGCGTTCGATCTGGTTCACCCAGCCGTGGGTCATTCCGACCATTTCGGCAAGCTGGCGGGTAGACATGTATCTGGCGAGGCGAGCGAGGCGGATTTTTTTGCCCGGAGGAATGTTATTCGGTATGGGATAATCAAATTTGCTTTTTGAGGTAATCATACTAGCCTTTTTGGGCAAAAAAATATGCAAATAAAATTGCCCTTTCAAGATAGCATTATTTGCCTTTGTTGTCAAGGTGTTATAGCCCAATTTTAAGGTTATTGTATAATTGTAGAGTGGAAAATTTAAGGAAAATTGCCGCAAAACGCATCAAGCAAGCTCGTGAGGTTTCGGGGTTGACTCAGGCGGAATTGGCCGATCACTTAGGGGTGACCCGTGCTCTTATTACCAGCTTGGAAAATGGCCGCAGCGCCTTAACTATTCATCATTTAGAAGAACTTCCAAAAATTTTACATCGACCCATTAGTTATTTTTTGGGCTTAGAATCAGACTGTAATCTCTCTTCCGACGAGGAGGAACTTTTGGCTCTCTACCGCTCCCTTCCCGCCACCGGGCCTCTGCGCCGTTTCGCCCTGGCGCAGGTACGGGCCTTTGTCGAGGTGGCCAGGGGCGGCGGGGCCGGGGAGGGGGATGATGATTTGATCGAATAGATAATCATCCGGCTCAACCGCCGGATCAATTTTGCACACGGCGTTTGGCATGTGCAGCGTAGACAGGAAAGTTGGGTCATCGGGCCTCTGTTGGAAAAGTTCAGATATTATTTATACGGGAGATGTTCAAGAAAACTTTATCGGAAATCTTAAAGTTTTGCGACAAAAAACAAAAACCCGCCTTGCGGCGGGCCTTCATTTGGGCCTGGGGTGCAGTCGGGATTAGATAGGAAGCCCATCAGGGCATTGAAACAACTAATGCTCCGGCACTCCCTGGAGTTGGTCCACCAATTCGTACCAGTGAAATTGCTTGCCGCAGACCGGGCAATGCGGCTTGCTCTGCTTGATCGTTGGCGTCGTCATCGAGCCCGGGCACCAGGCGACGACCTCGCCCAGCCAGGCCCCCGGCTGCCGTTTTGTTTTTTTGGGTTTGAGCTTCAGGGCAGCCATAGCTCCTCCAATTCCGCCGCCGTGGGCGCGGTGATCGCCGCGTGGCAGCCGTCGCACAAATCCCAGTCGCCTGCTGTGATCGTCGCCGGCCGGTCGCAACAAACGCAGGTGACGGCGGGCGCGGGCCGGTGGTAAAGGGCGAGGTTGCTCAACAGCAGCACCGCCTTGGCCAGGTTGCCGATCTGCGCCACGAGCGGCGCGCCGGCGTTGAACGTGGTGTCGTCGATCTGGGCGTCGAGGCCGCCGATGGTGGTTAAAAATTGGTCGATGTCTTGCTGGGTCATAATTTTACTCCTCTGTTGGATTAGGCAAGGCCGGCCGTGGGGCCGGCCTGGGTGATTAAAATCCCTCCGCCGCCATTATTGACGCTTCTTCCGGGTCGGTGGTGCCAAAACGGGCGAACATAATCGCCTCAAGCAGGTCGTAAAAAGTGGAGCGTTTGCAGTCTTTGGCCGAATTGACCACGTGCAGCGCGGCCCATTGAGCCTCGATTAGACAAGTCTCGATGTTATTAATCGAGAATGCCGAGTTTATCACCACGCAATGCGGCGCGTACTCGCCCGGAAATTCCAGCCGCAAATTGAAGAAGCAAGGATCATCGTAGTTCGCTACCTGAAAAATAGCCTTGATCGTGATCCTCTCCAGGCTGAAACCATAATGCGCTTCCAGGATGGTCCGGACCTGCTCTGCGACTGCGTTCTCCTGCCGGGCGATTTTGGCCAGCTGCTCGCGCTGCTGTTGGACGGCCTCCTCGCGGGCGCGGCGCTTCGCTTCTATTCGGTTTTGAATGGCTTGATCTAAAGTTTGCATGATAATCTCCTTGTTGGCTAGGGGGGGCCGCCCTTCGACAAGCTCAGGACAGCCCCGATTTGATTTAGAGTATCCCCGCCGGGATCGGCTCGGCTTCGTTCCCGTCGCCGCCGAATTTGATCAGTAGCGCGTATTCGACGCCGTCCTCGCTCTGGCCGGTAGCCCGGCTAAACCAGACCGCCTTGCCGAACTTGCCGGACCCGGCCCGGCGGGTGAAGCGGTGACCACACCACTCGACCTCGCTCACGCCCTGGCTGTCGCGGGCGATCACGTCCGCGCCAATGATCTCCCACTTGAAGGCGGGGTAATCCCTAAGGGCGCGCCGGTAGCGGGGGCTGACCGGAGCATTGACCCGGAGCTGGTGGGAAATGGCCCGCATCAGCTCGGTTTGGGCTTTCAATTGAGCCAAAACTTCTTCCTGATAACTCATTGTCTAAATCCTTTCCGTTTGCTAATCCCGGCCAACCGCCGGGCGTCCTGAATAACCTTGACAATCCATTTGATAATGCTCATCGATGCCCTACCCCCTCCACGTACATCCGCCGGCCGTCACGCTGCCGGTTGAGCGGATCCGGGGCCAGGGCCAGCTCGTAGGCAGCGGCGCGGGCGGCGTTGCGCTCGCTCCGGTCCACGATCTCGCGCTGCACCACCTGGTTGAACTCGCGCCCGGCCCGGTACAGGATTTCGTGACAGATCGTATGTTTGCAGGCAATGCCCCACTCGGCCCGGAAACCCCGGTGGAGAGCGTCGGGGCAGTTACAATCGCGGTTGGGTTTGCCGCCGCCGGCGTATTGGGATGACGTTTGATATTTGGGGAATTCGACCTCGCCCGCCTCGACCAGGGCCAGGGCGCTGTCGATCCGGCTGCACAGGTGGGGGTATTCCGATTTCAGTAGGGCGGCGATTTGCTCGACCGGGCTGAGCGGCATGGGCAGCGGCTCGTTCGCTGCGCGGTCCAGTTCGACGGTGTGGACCGTGATCGCTTCCAGGTCGCCGCCGGCGTTGAAGATACCGCCGGCTACGTCCACGATCCAATCGCCGGGGTTCTGTTTGTCGCGGCGGATGCTCGCGCCGCCGAGCCGGAAAACAGGCACGTGGTCCGTGGGATGGACCTCGTTATTTTGGCAGGTCCAGCCGAGGGATTTCAGGGTTTTGTAGGCTTCGTTGGTGGCCAGGGGTTGGCCGGGGTTGAACCGGGCCGGGGAGAGGTCAGAAGATTTGATTTGTTCGCGGATGTGTGCTAGATTTAATGACATAGTGCGCTCCTGTGAGTGTGCTACTTGGCTTCGCTGGCTATCTTGGCGGATGGGACAGCGGAGCCTTTTTTATTACCTTACACCTAAGATTATAGCAGACTAGTCCGCCATTGTCAAGGTATTAACCTTAAAAAGCAGTAAAGTATCTTGACAATAGAATAATAGTCTGCTATCTTAAAAGAAACGTAAGAGGTATATCAATAATGATAGTTAAAATTGATACTGTAGTTTTCTTTAATCTTTGGAAAGATAAAGAAAAAACTTTAAGCCGTCCTCTCACCTTGAGTGAAGCCTGCGAAATTACAGATTTAGCCCCGGAGACAATTCGAGGTATTAAAGAGGGTAAAACTCTTCGTTTCGATGCGCCGGTGCTGGCTAAATTGTGCTCATTGCTTGATGTACCACCCGGACCTATTCCTTTTATTGTTTTTAGCGAGGATGAGTGATGCCTGTTTATTTCATCCAGCAGGGAGAAAGTGGACCTGTAAAGATAGGCTTTGCAACCAGCGTAGACCAGCGAATAAGGCAACTAAAAACCAGTTCCCCTGCTCCTTTACGCTTACTAGGGGCTATTGAAACCAAAAAGGAAAATGAAAGATTTATTCATACTCTGTTTGGTAAATTTAGGTTACGTGGCGAGTGGTTTAAGCCAGATAAAAGTATTTTTGAGTTCATCAAAAAATATAACTCTTTTCAGTATATTCAATCACCCACACAAAAAGGAAATGGCGACCAATTGGGTTTTGATGATATATTAATTATTCACGCCTCACCTTTGGTTAAAGAGCTAGATGAAGAATTAGAGCAAAATATTAAGACAGAAAAAGCTCAAACCAAAGATAACTCCAAAACTCACGCGGACTCCCATTGTATAATTTGTGGCAAAAAAATAGAGTTTGAAACCAGCAGTAAGAAAAAGTATGGTCATTTAAGAAAATATTGTTCCGACGATTGTCGGAAAATTGCCTACTCTAAATCTTTCGTTTGTAAAAGTTGTGGGAAAGAATTTTTATCTCCAACGCCTAAAAAATATTGTTCTGCGGGTTGTGAGAAAAAAGGAAGCACTGAAGATGTTGCAAATTGTGCGATTTGTGGCAATTTGTTTAGGCGCATTAATCCTGGTCATATTTACTGTTCTACGGTATGCGCTCAGGTAGCTGTGGCTGTGCGTAACCTAAAAAAAGAAGGTTGTCCAATCGAGGAAATTAAAGAAAAATTCCTCAAGGCTATAGATAAACTTTAATTTAAAACCGCGACGGCGCTGTGTTCGCACCACAGCGCCGTCGCTAACCAACACAGAAAGGGTGCTTTCCATGTCAGCTAATTCTATTGTAAACTCATATTCCAAAAGTGACAAGGCCATTGTCTTGATGGCCCTCCTGAGGTACATCCGTTATTTGCTTCGGGACGGCATCATGACCGCGAGTGATCTGCAGAAGCTCACGGCTAAAGCAGTCGAGAAAGGAGTCTAATGGCAAACTACAAGCGCAAACGCCGGCATCCGCTGCGGGCCTGCCGGCTGTGCAAATTCCACAAATACACCGGCAATTCAAGGCAATCAATGAAGGCCAAGTATCAGGAACTACGTGAGCGTATCGAAGACCTGGAAGACACACTGGAATTACTCACGGCCAAACAGGAAGATGATGAAATTATCCCCTGGGAACAAATCTTCCAAGTAAAAAATCTTGGAATTAAAAGGAGCTAACCGTGACCACTGACCACCCGCCCCTAAAACCCCTCGCGCCCAAACCGCCCGCTGCAACCAAACAATGTCCTTATTGCGCCGAAACGATTAAGGCTGAAGCGAAGGTCTGCCGCTACTGTAACCGTGATCTAACTACGCCACCGCCGAAGCCGGAAAAGAAAAAAGACCCCGCCATCGGCCTGGCTGGGCTAATGATTATTTTATTGGGTATAGGTCTAATCTTTGTCGCAGGGGATTATGCCTTTATTCCCTGCTTAACGATGGCTACTGGCGCTGGCGTCCTTGCCTACGCTCTGGCCACCGGGAATGTGAAGCTGCTCGGCTAAACGTCGGAAACTCCGAGGTTTAATTGAAATTTTATGCCTGCTACATTCGCAAATCGGTCATCGACGACGAAACCACCAAAAGCCCGGCCCGGCAGCGCGAAAACATCAGCCGGGTTATCCCCCCGGGCTGCGCCGCCCGCTGGTATGAGGACCTCGACATATCAGGCCGCTACGAGGCCAAGCGCCCCGGCTGGCTGCGCCTCCTTAGCGACCTTAACGATCCCGACTGCGCCGGCGTCGCCTGCGAAAGCCTGGATCGTATCTACCGCAATCGCACCGAATTCGGCCTGTTCAAAGCCCGCCTCGAGTCCACCGGCCAGCGGCTCATCATTGCCGACGCTATCGGCATAGACGGCTCCACCGCCGCCGGCAACCTATTCCTGGGGATGACCGCCGAGGTGGCCGAATTCGAGAGCCGGGTGGCCTCGGAACGGATGACTGCCACCATCCGCTACAAACAAGAAATCATCGGCCAGCACTTTGGGCGCTTCCCCTTCGGCTGCGACCGCCACCCTGAAACAAAACTGCTCATTCCTTCTACCCTGTCCTACTGGCTCGATCCCCTCACCGGCGAAGCCGGACCGCTCCCTGACCCCCAATCCCCGCCCCCCGGTTGTGAGTGCCGCTATTATTTCGATGCCTTACGCACGCTCTACGACCTATATACCGGCGGTGAAATGGCCTGCGCCGCCGTCGCCAAGTCCCTGAACACAGGCGGCTGGCGGCACTGGGGCAAGCGGCGCCAATCCCCCCAGCTTTTCTATTACGACCTGGTCCGCGACATCCTCCGTTTGTGGCCGCTCTACGCCGGCGGGTTGCCCCCGGCGCGAACCAAGCGCAGCCCCCGCCGCGTTGCCTTACCCGGCGGCCACGGTCCCATTTTGCCGGTCGAACTTTGCCGGCAGGTGGGGGAAGTGATGGAACGCCGGGCGCGGCATCGCACCGTCACCCGCCGGGGCAATCACATCTACCTCCTCACCGGCCTGCTGTACTGCGGTGAGTGTGGCGAGATTATGACCGGTCAAACTTACCACGGCAATGGCCGGACCTATTACTACTACCGGCATCGTTACTCCAAACTATCATGTAGCCAGTCGATGATTGAAACCGGCAAGCTGGACGATCAAATCCTGGACGTTTTACGCTCCTTCAACGAGCGGCTGCTGCCAGAAATCGAGGCAGAGCTAACGGCCCTCCTGGAGCAAACCAGCACGGAGCCGGATACAGCCATTGTCCAACTACAAACAAAAAAGGCCGAACAGGAGCGCCTCATTGACGCCTACCAGTCCGGCCTCATCACCCGCGAGCAGTTCGCCAGCCGCCAGGCCCCGCTCCAGGCCCATATCGAGCAACTGGAAGCGGAAACAGCCGCCACGCCGGCGCACAACGCCGCCAAAATTCAGGAACTACTCCCCATCCTCATGGGCCAACTTTCCCATCTAGAAAAAGCCGACTCATATCTACTTAAGGAAATTGTGTATAATTTATTTGAGCGGTTAGAAGTCCGTGACAACCAAATCGCCAACTTTTTCCCCCGGCCCTGGGCCGCCTCGATTTTGTGTATAGATGGGGTTAAAGTAAGGTTTACGCCTCAGTATACAAATCACTCGTGATTTTTGGCCTTACCCCATCCCCTTTAACTTCCCCTTAATCGCATCATCAATCATCCCCGCCGTGCGCGGCGTCAAACCGGCCCGTTGCCTCAAAATGTTGATTTCGTCCAATATCACCAGAGCGCAAGCCTTAACCACCCGTTTTAGATTTAACTCGTACAGGTCCACTACTCGCCCCCCGGCCTGTGCCGCCGCGAACAGTTCGGCTTCACGTGCATTGAGGATAGCTTGTAAATCACCTTCCAGCGGCAGGCCGCCGACTGACCATAGATAGGATTGACCGCCGCCGTTGCTGATGATAATTTCACAGGCCCGGCTAACTATCTGCCCCTCCGGGTTACGAACCATAAACGTATTGACGATTTCAATCATAAATCCTCTACGGCGTCGCCAGGTAATAGCCAACGACATTCAAATACGTGCTGGCCGTCCCCGACCCACTGGCTATTTCTCGCATATCAAAGCGGCGGTTGATGAGTGAGACACTATCTGAAATCGAATTAATTGCGCTGGACGGTTGACTGAAGGCGATAGCTGTTTGTTTGTTGACATTAAATGCCTCATGGGGATGCGCTGCAAACACGCCTCCACCAGCACTGGCACTACTGTCCAACTGTTGCACAAATAATTGAATTGCTCGTGCCAGCAGTGGAATTTCACTTTGCTGGCTCAAATCCAGGTCAATAGCCTTGTCACTTCCACCCGTCGTGACTGTTTGGCTCTCGATGGTGAGTGTGTCACCGTTGGCCCAGGCGTCGGCAGTCGAAACCGTTGTAATGGTGTTTGTGCCGGTATTATTGCTTTCAATCAGCCGACCCGTTCCCCGGGTCGTATTCCATAAAATCATCTTGGCCAGTTGGCCAGACGCTTCCGGGGTGATAATATCCTCGCTGCCAGAAACGGGGGTGTAAACGACGCTCGTAGCCGATGGCGCGCCATTGATGGTGGCTGTGAATGCCGCCGTGCTGTGGCTGAGGCAAGAAAACAGGCGGGTATTTGAGGTGTACGGCACGAACCTGGTGCCACACAATAGCAGCGCCTCGACAAACCCTCCGCTCCCCGCCGCCAAACACACCGCGAAAATCTCCGGCCTCATCGTCGTTTGCGCCGCTGCGTCACCTGCGCTGGTGGAGGTTACGAGGTAATCCCCGGCTGCCGGAGCCGAGCCGGTATAGGCGACGGTTGCATTGCCGGTATTTTTGACGAGAATGTGGGAGTTGTTTGGCCCGCCAACCGTGACCACGTGCCACGCCACACTGTCGTTAGCTGTCGTGGTCGTTTTGAATTCACCATCCTCATTGACGTAGCCGACATCGCCGTAAGCCACCGCCCCGCCGGAGGTATTTAGCGCAACCTTGCCACAGTCCCGACCTTTGTCATCCAGGGCTGTACCTCGCACCGTACCCCCGCCAGAGCTATCAATTGTCACTCCGCTGGCTATCCGCACGTTGCGTAATTCAATTACCGCACTCGCGTGCGCTGTGACCAGCTTCCCGGCCAGCACCTCACCACCTTCTACCACGCAAGTTGAACCAGCCGTGTGCAGGTAAATGGCATAATTCAAAATTGTGCCCCCGAAAATATTGACCTTACAATTCCTCAACAGCGAATCACCCGCTGACTGACTGAGGCCGATGTGGTTTCCATCTGTGCCGGTCGTGTGGACAATTGCCACATTGTCTAAAACTAATGCGGCCTGGTCTGTTGCCAGGTTGGTTGATGTGCCGGCCCCTGTCCCCCCGGTGTGCTGGATAGTCAAACTTTTCAGGGTGACTGGCGTATCAGAGACGGTCATCACCACGCTGCTGTCATCCGCCCGAGTGATGATGGTTTTCTCTGGGGCTAATCCGATGATAGCCACCGCATCGGCAACGGCCTCACCCCCGGCCACATTCGGCGCGGTCAGCGTCCCCGCGTCGAGCAGGATTTCCCAGCTGTCCACGGCGGCGGCCAGAGCATCCGTCAGCGAGGCATAATCTGCTCCGGCGGCGGATGATACCGACTTGATTTTATCGTATGACCAGCCACCCGCTGCCGCCGCCGACGCCCCGCTGGTTCCCACGATCACGTACTGCATGGCCCCCGTCGTTCGCCGCTGCACCGCCACAAACGCCCCCGCAGATAGCGCCGGGAACCCCGTCCACCAGGCGTAGACCCGCGCCCCGTCCCCGCCCGGCAACTCCACGACCACCGCCTTGGGCGCGGCCCCGGTGGGGATGCTGATGATTTCGCACGGCTCAATCGTCCGGTCGAATTGCCCCAATTTGGTCACATCATACATTGGCGTATTCCAGGGTGAGCGTAGCCGTCGCCCGGCGGCGCTCCGGCTCAAGATTGATATTGATCCCGTAGACAAAAAACGCCTGCGCTGACAGGCTCAGATGGACCCCGCCGCCGGTATCGGCATCCGCCGCCGCGCCGTCGTAGGTCACCAGCAGCCGGTCCCCCAGATCCAGCCCCGCGCCGTCGTCGCCAAACAGAGCCAGCCCGGCGTCCACATTGACTGTGAGTGTGTAGGGCCTCGTGAGCCACTTGTACAGCCGCTCCGCCAGCGTGTCGGCCCGCGCCTGGCTCTGGGCCCAAATACCGCTTTTTTTCTCGAAAATCTTGCCACTGGCGGGGCTGGCCGGGTACTGGGCATTGTAGATGTTAGCCGGCCGGATACCGGCCACGATCTGCACCTGCCCGATCTGCTGCCCTGGCTGATTATTGATATACTGCACCCCCACCGCGCCCCGGATCAGGGATGTGTCCAGCGTTCCTTTGGCCGTCGGGGCCGGGCTGATGAATGCCGGCGCCGGCGTGTAGACCAGCGAGCCATCGCGCTTGCAATAAATCCGGTAGAATTCCCCGCCGCCCTCCTCGCCGCCGCCTATTTGTTGCAGCGTGGCCCATAGGTTGGTCGTGCTGTTGACGATAAAGTAATCACCGGCGGTGTCAAATAAGGTACTGCTGGCGTCAAAGTCCAGCACGGTCAATACCCCCTCCGGTGAGCCATCGCCCGCGCTGCCATCGGCGTCGTAGACGAAATTAGTATGGCTCTTGAGGATGTGCTGAATCATCGTGGAGAAGCGCCAGCTCGTGGCCTCGTGGCTGTTGGACGGGCTGGCTACAACGGCAAAACTCACATCCTGCAATGAGCCGCCGGTCAGCAAGTTGTCAACCGTCCCAAACTGAAACGTCGCCTGGCTGCTGTAGCGGTCAAAGGAAAAATTGGGCAATCCCATCACGTAACCGTCAAATGCCAGCCGGTGCGCCGGGTCCACCCAGCCGGCCAGCGAGCGCCCCCGGTATTGGAGGTATCGCCCCGTGGTCACCGCGTCCGTGTCGCCGTCCACCCGGGCGGTCATGATCCAGCCGCCGCGCCGCAGATCGCCGTTGAGGGAAACGGGGATGATTTCGGGCCTACGCAACATAGCCCACCTCTAGCCCTGCCACATTCGTGGCTGCCACCAGGTTGGCCCCGGTAATATTGCTGAAATACGTCCCGCTATTTGGGCTGTAAAGCAGGTTGGCTGCCCCGGTCACCTGCCCGGCAGCATAGACCCGATGTTTTTCTATTTCGGCTTGCCACACCACCGCCAGGGCCGTTGCATTGAAACCCAATGCCGCGTTGAGGCTGACCCAGTTAGCCCCGGCGTCAATGGTGCGTAGTAAGTCCTGGTCAGTGTTGATGGTGATGATGATTTCATCTGCATTGCTGGGGTTGACCGCCAGCCCGTTGACCACCTTCGTCGTTAGCCCCGTCGGGCTGATATTGGTGTTCGCCCCGCTGCTGACCGTGTGCAAAATGACCTGTACCCCGCTGCCGAAATTGCCGTAAAAGAGCATCAGGTCTGCATTGCCGGGGACCTGGGCCACGTTGGCCGCTGTGCCCGCAGCAGGATTATAGGCTGCTGTCCAGGCGGATAGGTCCGCGTGGGCGCAGCGAGCGATAACCGGTTGGCCACTGGCATTTTCCAGGGCCAGAAAAATATAATTTCCATCGGCAGACACGGTAATGGCGCTCATACCATCACGCTCCCCGGAATTCCCGCCGCGTTGCGGGTGAAGCCGTAATTAGTCCCCTCGGCAGCAAATGCTTCACTCCGGCCATAGATAGCCGCCTGCGCTCCCAGCGCCGCGAACAGGAAGCCCTCATTACTACTCAGTTTGACCACATGAGTAATACCCGCCGTGCCGCCGGTGATCGTTTCCGGCGTTGCCCAAACCCCCGCCGCCAATAGCGCAAAATCCCCATTGTGGTCTCCAGCCTGTTGGCTGGTAAAGCCGATTGTCGTTACCGGAAATATCTCGATCCCGCCCTGCTGGTGGTCGGTCGGCGTCACCCAGGTGTCACCCAGGTTGGAAGCATATTTCCAGATCGTGCCGGAACTGGTCACTAACGACCAGTGAAAAACATCTCTGAGATAACTCACCCCTCTTAGCCATTGGTCCGTTGGCGTCCACGCCCCCCCGGTAAATGTGGCGCTTTGGGTAATACTGAACGTGCCCGCCGCCCACTCAAACCAGCGATAAACCGCATCGGGGTCAGGGTCAGAAATATTATGAGATGAGCTATCGATAAAAACCGGGCTTATCCCCTGGCCGTATGTAGTGGAAAATCTAGACGGTTGCCCAATAGGAGCAGGTGAATTGCCAACCGTCGCTGCGCTCCAGCTTGAACCATCGGCGCTATATTCGGCCCAGGTGAAATTGTAGTCAATCCGGCTGGTCGGAGCGACGATCAAATAAGCAGCATCGCAGTATAGTGCATATTTAGCCGCCACATCAGGAGAGGCCATAGCCAGGCATTCAGTCCAGCTTGTGCCGGCTCCGCTGTACCTGTAAACTCTCACATTGTTAGCATCGGTTGTAAACACAACGGCGTACAGGTTGCTCTCAAACCATTGGATACTTGAGCCGACCAGCCCCCCGCCGGCATTAGCGGTAAGCTGGGGACTTGTACCGCCCCACGAGGCAGCATTGGAAATCTGTGAAACAGAGTCCAGTGAGACATCGTACTTGAAAACGTGATACTCCGCCCCGCCGCCGTATTGAACGAAATAAATATCCGTTCCATCCGTGCAAACCGAGTTGAAATCAAATGTGGTTAGATTCTGTAATAGCGCCCACGTTGCCATAATGCCTCTAGATACTCACCTGCGCATTGCTCCATGATGCGCCGTAATCGTCCGATTTATAGAGCCACGTCCTAAGCGGGCTAACTGTTGCCCGCATCAGGTACACCCGGCGGGAGTCCTGCGGGTCAAAGGCCACGTCGATTTGGTCAAGGTCTGCCGTAGCCGGCGCGGGGTCGTCCCCGGCGCTGTTATCCGGCGCGCCCAGCGTCGCCTTGCTAATATTCGTCCACGTGGCCCCGCCCGTCGTCGAATAGCTCACCCCGTCTTTGGTGGCCAGCCAGATGTGCTGCTGCGCCGCCGTCAGATCGGCGTAGGCCGGGTGGAGCCGCGCCGTCCTGATTTTGAGTTGATCCCCGCTCAGCCCGGTGTTGCTGGCCGTCGGCGTGCCGCCGTTGTCGCTGATGAACATCCCGCCCGCCGGCGTGGCGATGTATACCCGCTCCACCGGCACGACAACCTCCACCGTTATGAACACGTGCTGGCTCGGCGTGCTCAGTAGGTCGGTCACAAATGCCTCCACCGTGTAGACCCCCGCCGCATCGTAGACCACGTCCCCGGTTTTGGCCCCGGCCCACGCCGCCCCACTGATGTCGCCGATGTCGGTCGCCCCGCCCCAGTCGATGGTGTATGTGCTGATTGTGCTGGTGGCACTGCGGCTATTACTGATGTCCCAGGCGATGGCCTGCCCAAGAAATTGGATACGCGGAATCAGTGACAGGTGACACACCGGCGGCTTGGTGGTGTAGATGGCCGGCGTTCCCATCGTTGGGTCGTCACAATAAAAACGGGCAACAAACACGCGCCCACTCCATATTTCCCCCTCGATTCCGGTTTCCCCGGCGTTCCTGAATCTATCCCAGGTTGCCACAGTTAGCTAATGTCCACTCGAAATTCAATCCGCACATCCACCGCCCGCCGCCCTGTCTGCGCACCAGATAGCGTTGTAATCTCCGCGCTGGTGTAGGTTGCGCCGTTGTTGACATCCCCAATGGCCGTTGTCGCCAGGCTAGTGAGCCTTTGCCCCTGTAGAGCTAGCAGGCTCAAAAAGACCGACATTTCCATCTGGCTGATGTCCCAGGTATGCAGCGCGTAGTTTTGCCAGGTAATCCCGCCCGGGGTGCGCCGCTTCTGGACGCGCTGCCACCCGGCAAAGACGCCGTAACAAGCTATGGTGGTGTTGACCACAAAAGTCGGTGTTGCCATCTACACCCTCACCAAAAACTCGGCCGTCACCCCCGTCATCACCGGCCCCTCGTGCCGCCCGTCCAGCCGCTCGAATTCCGCCCCATAATAAGTTACATAATTGGCGGCGTTGCGGTCCCCATACGGCGGAACGGTGATGCTCACCCGCTGCCCTTCCAGGCCCCGCAAGGTGTTAAACTCTGTCGCGCTCAAAACCTCCGCCTTAGCCACCAGCCGCCGCCACCGGGCCAGCGGCATTGCCCCCGCGTGGTTTTGGTCGTCCCCCGCTTCGTCGATCCAATCGGGCCGGGTGATCCGGGCTATGGCCGTGCCGTTGATGCTGAATTGCTGGGCCATTTTTCATCCGCTCCTTTCGCCAATCCGCTGTTGCTACCCATTTGACCACGGCACGATCACCGTATCGTGATACTCCGCCACCCCCTGCTCCACCTTCCGCCGGATGATCGCCGCCAATTGTTCCCCGCCGATGCCGTTGACGTTGACCGTGATTTGCCCGCCCTGGCCTTGTGGCTGCACCGTCACCACCTCGTTCGGCGAGGCCCAAAACGAAACAAGCTGGCTGTCCACCCCGCCGGCCCCGCCGACGGTGAACGCGCCGCCGCTGGCAAAGCGCCGGCGCGGCCCGTGCGAAGTGCCGGCAGGGACCGGCCCGCGAGTGATTGGCGCGGAGGCGGAAGCGGGGGGCGACCAATTACCACCGGTGGCAGGGTTGGTGCGCGGCCCCTGGTTTCCCTGACCGGCCAGTGCCTCGTTAGCCAGTTCGTTGATCCGCTGGTTTTTTTCAAAACCTTCATTCATCCCCTCGGCATACGCCGCGCCCGTTTCCTCGCCCAGCGCGGCGGCCAGCGCCTTGGTTTCCTCCATTTCCTTGCGGGTCAGGTCCTTATTTTCGGTCAGTTTCTCGGCCAGGGCAGCGGTTTCCTCCGCGGCGGTTTCCTGGATTTCGGCCAGCCGTTCATCGCGGTTTTTTCTCAGATCGTCCAGTCGCTCCATGTGGGCCGCTTTTTCCTGACCCAGCTCCTCCTGTAGCCGCTCCTGGTTAGCGGTCAGGGCCTCGGCGGCCTGATCACGGAGTTCCTGCATCCGTTCCTCGGCCTGCGCCTGGCGTTCCGTTTTTGCATCGGCTGCATCCTGGCGCATCCGGTCGATCTCAACCCGGCTATTTTCCGTTGCCGTTCGGTCCTCTTCGACCTGCTTTTCGGCCTCGATCTGTTTTTCGATGGCCCGCCGCCCCATCGCTTCCTGGATTTGGTTGAACGCGCCCTCGGCGGCCAGCTGGCGCATATCAAATTGAAATAGCCGTTCGTCACCCCGCGCATCGATACGCCGCTGGCGGGCCTGCTGGCGCTCCTGCCGGGCCTGGTCCTGTTGTTTGCGGCTGATGTCACGGGCAAGACCCTTCTCGATTTTGGCAATATCGGCGGCGGCGGATTTGTGCTCTTTGGCCAAATCCTTGACCAGGGTCTTTTGAATTTGAGCCTGCTCATCGGCGGCGCGTTTTTGGATAGCGGCTACATTTTCCTGGTAATTTTCCCATTCTTCAGCCTCGGCCTTGAAGTAATCACCCCAGGTCTTTTTGGTATCCTCGGCGGCCTTTTTCTGAATTTCGATAAGGCCACGAGCCGCATCCTTGCGAGCAGCCTGAGCGGCTTCGGCTCGCTTGGCGGCTTCTGCGGCCCGATCCAGGGCGTCGCTATTTTTGTCGGTGGCAGTGGTATTGTCGTCTGTTTCGTCTGTAGTTTGCTTGAGAGTTTTGGCGTATTGGTCAGCCGCCTCCTTGGCTTTGCGGTGCTCCTCTGCTACTTCAGAAACAGCCTTGGCCAGGGCCTCATCGCTGATTGCGCTTCCTGCTACCTGCCCAAACGCCCCTCGCCGGGCTGTGGCGGCTATGCCCATCTCCTTGGCGGCGCGCTCCCTGGCTTCGGCCAGGATGCGCATATTCTCAATAGCCCCTTCCCAGGCTTTTGCGCCCTGCGCGAGTTTATCCAAAAAACCCGACGCAAAATCTGTTGCGACGCCGCTGCCGATGGTCAGTAATAGGCCGCCCATCGCCTCCTGTAATCGCCCGGCGCTAACCTCCATGTCCTTCATTCCGCCGGCGGCGTCGCGGGCTACTTTGGCCTGGCCTGCAACCTGTTTTTCCAGTTTGGCCAGGATTACATTTTGTGCTTCTGCAGCTCGACCGGCCTTGAACAGGGCAGCTATCCGTTCTTCTTCGGCAGCGGTGAATGATATTCCGCTGCGCTTCAAGGCACTTATTTGCCCATCAAGAGCTTTACCAACGGCAATCGCGGCGCCTTGCAAATCACCGTCCATTAGTTCGGCCAGGTCTGCGGTGGCTTGTGTCGCGCGTGGGATCACGTCCCTCCCCACCTTATCGAAGGTCAAGAGTAGCCCTTGCGCGTGTGTAACGGCTTCATCTGTGAAATTGGAGTTATCTTCCAATGCCGTAGCCAGAACTGCCAATTGATCCTTGAAGCCGGCTGCTCCTTTGCCGGTGGAATTAAGAATCCCTAATAATTCTCGATCTGCGGCAATGGACTCTCTCGCTGCCTGCACCGCATCAAACCCGGCTTTCACCAAAACGCCAGTAGCTACAAGCGCGGCTTGGCCCCATTCCCGCTCGATTTTGACTTGCTTTTTACGCTCGCTAGCCAGGTCTTTATCAAGCCGGGCAGTCAAAGCGGTCACGCGTTGATGGCTTTGAATTTCCATCTTGGCGCTATTGGCAATCAATTGCTCGCGGAATTTAAGCGCGCGCATCTGCTCCTGAGCATTGCGCATGGCCGTTTGCTGCGCGCTGTGGGCATCGCGTTCTAGTTGGTTAAAGCCGCGCCCGTCATATTGAGTTTTGATCGGGATTTTTACATCAGCCATAATTCGACAGGTTCACTATAAATCTAAACTCATCCTGAGTATTTCCAATGTCCAGTCATCCAGTTCGGCTAAATCCGCTGCCGATAGGCCAAAACGCGGCCAGGTAACGGCAGCTAAATCGAGTAGTTCGTTGAGTTCAACGTATTCGGGGAATTCGGCAGCCAGCGTGTGGGAAAACTGCCGGCTCAACGCGGGGGATGGTTTGACCGTCTGCGTCTTGCCGGCTACGGTGACGGACTGTTCGCCTCGCCAGCGCCTTGCGCTGTCGAGGAGTTCGCGGAAACGAGCCGCTTCCTGGCGAAAAAACGGTAATCGTAATCCCAAAATGCCTCGACCAGGTCGAGCAGAAAGCCCTCGCCCAGCGCCTCGCGCAGTGCCTCGGCGTCGGCTTGGGTGGTCAGGGGGTAGGCGTCGCCATTCTGGGAGACGGACATAAATAACTGCGGGATGAATTCAACCGTCTTGGCCGGGTCATAGCCGGTCTTGAACCATTGCTGCAACTCGGCGGTTAGTTTGTCGTTGATCCGCCCGCTGGCCTCGAAAGTCAGGGGCGGATTGCAGTAGAGTTCGAGATCGTCAGTGGTGACAACTCGAATAGTTTTCGCTTTTAAATTCATAGCGTAGCCTCCTAAACCGGCAATCTGCATACAGTCGTGGCCTTGATCGGCCCATCGCTCGTGTCATAAATCGTCCTAAAGGCCAATTCCACCCCCTGAGCCACGCCCTGGCGGTTACGGGTGTAGTCCTGGAAGGTGGTTTGGGTCATCTCCAGGAGGAGCTTATACGGCGTGGTGCCCTGGATGAAAAACGGGGTCAGAAAGGTCAGCTCCCAATTTTCGACCGTAGAATTGCGGTACGAGGTCCAGCGGGTGTTGTCGCCCGGCAGGAGGGTGATCGTTCCAAATACCTCGACCTCCCCCTCCACCTTGCCGCTCGGATTTTGCGCCCCGCTCGACACCGCGTAGAGCGATGTGTTTGGCTGGATCGTGATCTGCATGGCCGCCACCTCCGCATTGGCCGCCCCGCCAATCGTCACCGCCCCGGTCCACCCGGCGAAGGGCCGGTACAGTTTGGCCGCATCGTTGGCGAAGGCGCCCGCCGTCGTCGGCGTGCCGTACAGCCCCTGGACCGTGGCGTTGCACATGAGCATATTTTCCGGTGCGCTGCGGTCGTAGCTCAGTACCAATGTGGGTACAATACAGCCGGGGAAATATTCGGAATTGCCGCTACCTGCCTCGGTCCGCCCGCCCTGCTCGATGACCAGGCTGGGCGTCGTCGTGCCGATCGTGTGGACATTGGTCACATATTTGACCCCGGCCACCGTTACCATCCCCAGCGTTACGCTCCCCGCGATAGTGAATGTCACCGTCGGCGCATAAGCGCCTTTACTATAATAGACCCCGTCCACCGTAGCGACGTTGGTCCCAATAGTAATCGTTTCCTGGATCACAGCCCCGACCAGGATATTGATCACCGCGCCGCTGGCCGCCGTGCTGCTGGCTATGGTGAATTTGAGCTGTTCTGTGCCGGTCGGTTGAGCCGATAGCGTAGCCAGCGAAGCAAACGCAGTTGATGCCTGCGCCGCCGTGCCCGCCTCCTCGGTTCGCTGCACCGTGCCGAACACGGCCCGAAAAATCCGGTCGGTCAATTCGGGATAGAACCCAAATTCCAGGTTGCCCAGCTCCACCGGATACGCCCCGGCCACCGGCAGCGCCGCGTTCATTGCCCGCGTGCCGGCCATTGTCATCGGGTAGATAATGGTCGATTTCGGTTGCAGGCCGTCGGACTCTTTGTTGACCGGCAATTCAAACCAGCCGTTGGCTCCGCCGCCCTGGGCCGCCGCGATATTCCAAGCCGTGCCCCCGGCCGGTGTGGCGGCGTTAAATGACGCCTCGGAGCGATAGCGAAAAAATCGAGTAAAGAGAGCTTGTGCGGTCATTAGTTAGTATCTCCTTCGTCGGTCAGGATTGCGGTTTCGCCGAGTTTGGCTTCAATCCCCCGGCGCTTTTTGCCGGTCGCCTCGCCGATCTGGGCGGCCAGCTCCCCGCCGTGTTTTTCGGCCAGCAAAATCTCCGCCTCATCGCCGATCTCGGCCTCATGATTGATTATCTGAATGACGGTATACCCGTCCGTAATTTGCCCGTTTTCGATCTCAAATCGATATTTCATCGCCGTAATTTCTCCTCTACAATTTCAGACACTTTCTCCTGGATTTCCTGCTCCACCTCATCCCGCGATTTCCAGCGCCCCCGGTGGATCGGCGCCTGCTCCTGCCGTGTCCCCAGCACAAATTTGCCATAGCGCGCCTTGCCTTCGTCCACCGACCACACCCCGGAAATATCCGGCAGTTTATCGCCGGTCCGCTCCGTCTGGCTGGCGTCACGGAGGTCGAACGTCCGCCGGTATCGGCTGCCGCCGGGCAGGGCCGGGAAATTGGAGGAGGTGTATTTGTGGATTTGGGCCAACTCAACCAGACGTAGCAATTCGTCCACCGTCTCGTTCAGCCCGGCCTCCAGCCAATCTACCCCGTTCTCGACAGCCGCGGTTGCCCCGATCACCTTATAGGTAACGACAACATTAACCACCGGCAGCCTCCAGCGCTTCCAGCCGGCTGTCGATATTCGTTACCCATTGCTCCAGCGCGGCCAGCCGCTCACTATCAGATCTGAACCCCACCCGGCGCAATTGAAACGTCAAGTGCAGGCCGGTGTGGTCGCTGAGCATGCCCAACCCGGTGGCCACATCGCTGGAATATTCCGGCGTGAAGATGTAGACCGTCACCCCGCCGGGTTGCCCGGCCTTGACGACATCACCCTGCACCTGATCGATCTGGCCGCTGCCCTGGGTGGGGACAATGAACGCCCGCTGGGGCGCGGGGGGCCGCCATAGAAAATCAGGAGTCAGGGTATAGAACTTTGCAGTTGAATAGGAAAACACCACGGGGACATTCGGCATGGCCCTGCCGTTTTCGTCCAATACCAGGACGGTGATCCGCTGCCCCTCGAAACTCGCCGCCTCAGTCCGCCGGGCGGCCACCAACCGAAAAACGCCGTTGGCGGTTGGTTCTGCAGGGATGACCTGGGCCAGCCAATCGCGTTGGATGTCAACGGGGAGCTGGGTTAAAGGTTCGTTTATTCCGATTTCCATAATCTCTCCAATCCCTCGACGTACTCCGCCGCGCTAACCTCGCGTTTACCCCTCCAGGCCATCAGCCACAGCCAGGCCCGGATAACCCTGGACTTAATGGCCATCATCAGATACTCGGCAAACTATGCTGCTGCTGGACCATCGCGCGGCAGTAGACGCCCCAAAACGTCTGCCCGCTCAGCCAGCCCATCGGCCCGATCTGCGAGGTGAACAGCCCCGCGTCATTGCCGATGTCCAGCGCCGTCCCGCCCAACCCCCGGTTATCAAAAAACACCGTCGCGGCGGCCAGCAGCCACGCCTGCGCGCTCGCTTCGTCGGCGGCGCTCACGTCGTCGCGGGTGGCAAATGGGGCAATACAGATCATTACCTCCGCCGGCCAAATGTGATAGCCGACGCCCTGGCTCGCGGGCCGCCACACCCCATTCTCGTTGAGCACCTGGGCGCACAAAACAAACGGAAACGTCTCATAACTCACGCTCGCCCGATCCGCTGGCCAGGCCCACACCCGCGTACCCAAACTCACGCCTGCGGGCGGAGCGATGGTCAAAAACACCGCCCGCAGCGCCGCCACAGCCTCAACAACCGTACTCATCTAAACCTCGGAAATTCCGACGTTTCCCATTGACAATTGACAATTGACCATTGACAATTCTTCACTTCCCCCGCCGTCCTGTCGCCAGCGCGAACATCGTCGGCATATTCGGCGTCTCATCCGCCGGCGTGACGATATCGGCTAGCTCCGCCGTGGCCAGCGCCCGCAGTTCCGCCGCCCGCTCCGCCGGATCGTAGGTCTGCCGGCTGTAGGACATATCGCGGGTGCTCACGTTCAGCGAGGTGATGCGCACCGCCGCCGGCGCCAGCCGGGCCGCGCAAAAGTAAATCGCCGCCCGGGTGATTTTGACCTGCTCCACCGCAACAGCATTACTGGCCGCCGTCGGGTAGATGCCGACCACATCCTGGATTGCCGCCGCCTTGTAGATCGTCCGGTCCAACATCGTATCCGGGATGTCACCGCTGGTCAACTTCGTGTCCAGGGCAGCCAGGACGGCCGGGTAGTCGGTTGTGGTCAGGATTTCCCAGGGCATTACTTGCGCCCCTTTGGTTTGACCGGGGCAACTTGTTTCGCCTGGATGATTTTCTCACCCCTGCTCCCCCGCTCCCCCGCTCCCCCGCTCTCTACCACCACCACCAACCGCCCCTCCTGTATTGCCGCGCGGACCCCCGCCGTATCGCCCGCCTGGTGCTCCTGGTCGTCGGTGATGAATATCTCACCGTCGGGGTGAGCAGGATGACGCTCCCAGAACGCCACCCGATCTTTTGCTAAGCCGGATTTGACGGTAATCATGAGCATCTCCTTACGGCGTGCCGATGATACAATACGACACCGCCGCACCCTCTTCAGACGCCGTGGGGGTAGCATTGCTGGTCCAGACAGAAACCGTCACTACCCCGGAGGCGTTGATCGTCGAGCACGTTTGGCTGGCCCCGGTCGGGTCCTGGTTCAGACTGCACCAGGGCACAACCGGCGTAGCGATAGCCGTAGTTGAGGAGGTTAGGGCCAGGGTTCCGGTAAAGGTGGAAGCATTGCAATACACCCGCTGGCCGGCTGTGCCGTATTGCAGCACCAGGCCGGTAATAGTCCCACCGTTATTGACGGTAAAAACCGGTGTGGCAGCATCTCTGACTTCAAAAATAGTTGATACACCCAGGCTATCCACCACCATCGCCGGCGTAGCTGTGGCGATAGCCGTCGGCGCGGCGATTTTACCCCAGTTGTTGACCGTCTGGCCGCCGCTATGCGTGCCCGCCCCGGTCGATGACCAGGCCCCGCCGTTATTGATTGTAAAAACAGGCGTAGCGGCGTCGCGGACCTCCAGCAGGTTACTGCCGGCGGCCAGGCTGTCGATCAACGCCGCCGGGGTTGCGGTTGTGGCCGCCGTCGGCTGCCCGACGATAAGGTTATTTAGCGTTGCTCCCTGGGTCAGAATAGTCGAAGCGACGATCCCGCCGCCGTTGTTAATGCTAAAAACCGGCGTGCCGCCATCGGAAAACTCAACAATTTTACCCGCGCCCTGCTGGTTGACCCTAAGCGCGGGTATTGCCGTCGGGTTGGCATCCTGGATATGGACCGCCCCGAAATTCGTCACTGCCAACACCGGCACAAACGCCACCAGGATCACGGATAGTATGAATAGCAAGCCCAGTTTCAATTTCATAAGATATTTTCTCCTTACTTCCTACTTCCTACTCCCTACTCCCCGCTTAGGCGTTGACCGTCAGCGTCTTGACCCCATTGGCGTCCATAATGGCATAACCGTCCATCTCGGTCATCGTCATAATTTGAGTCTGGTTGGTGATGAACCGCTCCATCTCGGCAATCTCCCCGCCGATTTCCGTTACCTGCTCCACCGCAAAGCGCCGGTCGAAACCCAGGATCACGTTGGCCGTGGCGTCGCTGGTCCAGCCGTAGCGCACGCTGTCGCTGGTCACGTTGATCGGGGTCAGCCCCTGGACCATCCCGCCCATATTCGCCCCCACCAGGGGCACATTGGCGCTGCCCACATTGAGCAAGGCCAGCTTCAGCGCGTCAGCCTCCTGCATCAGCGCCGTGGTCAGGATATAGGGGTTGACGAACTTCATCTTGAACGCCAGCCACGCCTTCAGAGTCAGCGTCCCGGCGATGGTGTCGCTGTCCAGGGTGGTCAGGTTGTAATTAGTGGGGGTGGTGCCGCTGTTGCCGTCGCCGTTGAGCAGAGTGTAGATCACGGCGGCCACTTTATCCATCTCGGCCTGCATCGCCATGTAAGCGATTTGCAACGCCAGTTTATCGACCCGCATCCGGCGCATTTGCTCATACGACGCCTGCAATGCCCGCCCGAATTTCTTGAGCTGGATCGTTCGCTCCGCGTCGGTCAGTTTGGCAACCGGTATCTCCGCCGACTCGCCTACCCGGAATTTCCGCAACTGCTCGGCGCTGTAGGCCATGTAAAACGCCCGATAATCCTGCCCCTCAATCGGCGTGGTCATCGCCACCAATTCCGACAGCGGGATTGCCGGCGCGAGTTGGAAATCCCAGCGCGCCTGCTGCGCCTCGGCATAGGGCCGCTGCCACGAGCCGGGCGTGCCGTCGCTGCTCAGGTAAATAGCCCGCCGGCCAAAACTCACCTTGCGCCATTCGCGGGCGAAAAACTCGGTGTAAAGCGTGCGGTTGGCCGGCCCGTCCATAAACGTGCTGGCCTTCGAGGCCCAATAACCCGCCGCCGGATCACTGCGGGTCACAATCCCCGCCTCTTTCAGACATCGCTCAAAGGCATCCAACTTGTCGTCGCTCTCGCTGGGGCTGTTGATTTCCAGCCAGCGGCTTAAATTGAGACCCTTTTTGTAGCCCTCGCCGATGAACGTCACCGCCTCGGTGGCGCTGTTTAGCCGGGCCAACAGGTCTCTGGTACTGAGAATTTGTTGCTCCATAGTTATTTATTCCTCCGTTTTCTTTCTGGACCTTAGCCCAAATCTACCACTACGGCGGTCGTGGTCGTAGGATCGATAATTTTACCTCTCGCGTGCCCCAACTCCGCCGCCGTTGCCGTCGCCACCTCGCGGATATAGCCCTCCGCCGCCGAGGCATTGACTGCGCCCACGATATGTTCACCTTCGGTTAGCCCGGCCCCATTGCCGGCGGGCAAGGTACAATAACCGGCAGTCTGCACGACGCCAAAATTGTCCTTTGTTACCTCGATGAGTTTGCCCAGCACGAATTCCCCATCGGCCGCTGTCTCAATCGTGTTCTGAGTGCCCGCCTTTAGCGTGACCGCCAGTCCCACTTTTGAGCTGCCGTTGGCTACGGTCGCGCTGTAGGTGATGGTCGAGGCATCGATTTTGAACGTTTCCGCCCGGTAGCCAATTCCCTCAAACCGGACATCTGCTCTCGGATCAGCCATAATATAAAATCCTCCTTGCTAATAGATTAACTCTTGTAGGCGCTGTCCGGTACAATCGCCGGGGTTGCCTGTCGTTTCGTTGACTGTTCGTCCACCGTCTGCCGCTCGCCGGGGAACCGCTGCGCCGCCTGCTCCTGCCATTTCGTCCGCAGCAGCTTGATCTCCTCCAGGCCGGCCCGGGCGAACATCTGGCGGTACGTCTCCGCTGGGAACGCCTCGCCCATCGCCCGCACACCCTCGGCCAGGGCGTCAGCGACCAGGTCCTCGCGGTATTGCCGCCCCTCGTCGGCCAGCGGCGCGAGCCGGGCATTCTCGCCTACCAGCCAGCGCACGGCCTCCACTACCGGCCCTTCCGGCGCGCCGGCCTCGCTGGCCAGGGCGCGGATTTGGTCTAACTCGTCCATATTAGTAGTCCTTTCATCTGCTAGATTAGGGGTAACATTGGCCCCCCGCCAATTCTCCGGCGGCATCGGCAGGCGCACCCGATAGCGCGCCTCGATAGCCGCCGCCTGTTTCCGGGTCAATCGCCCGGCCTCCGCCTCTTGCTCCGCCTTGCGGACCACAACCGCGTTAGGCGTCGCCCCGGCGTAGACCGCCGAATATTCAAAAAGGTGAGCGTTGTTAATACTGACCGTGGCCATAATCGTGGCCGCCTGTCCGGCTCGCTCGATGTCATAGGTAAACCCGGCGACGTGCATACACTCCCAGCTAAAATATCGTGCCCCGCACACATCGCACGTTTCCGCCCCGCCGCCGTAGCCGATAGATACCTCCTCGACCATTCCCGTCTCGACGGCCTGGATAAAATCGTCGGTCGAAGCGAAGCTGAGATTATTTAATTTTATGCCGGGGATGATGAACGCCGCCGACAGCACCCGTTCGTACTGCGCCGGCTGGGGGATGGCAAAAGTATACTCCGCACTGCCCCGCCGGGGCGGACGGTCCCAGCCGGGCGGTGTCCCCGGTTCGGTATCGTAGCGCCCAAAGAGGCTACGCCCGTAGCCCAGTCTGAATGTATTATGGCTGTCCTGGAGGCTCACCCCGTCGTCGGCATCGGCGGCGTAGTTTTGCAGGGAGGTAGTCAGCATGTGGGTGAAATAATGGTCAAGGGAGTTATTGGAGATCTCCGTTTTCAGAAAATACGGCTGCTCCGCCGGGCTGTCGGGCAAGCGGTCCCGATAACGGGCAGTGAGTTCGGCCTTGCTGGGAAATAGGCCGGCCAGGGGGTTTTGCCCGCCGACTACCCGGGCCGGAAAATAGAACAGTTGCTCCATCACTCCCTCCTTAGCGTGGCTGTAATCGTGCTCGTGCTGGCGCTCACCGCCGACACCTCGCAAAATCGGCCCGCGTCCCCGGTAGGGGCTACGGTGGTATAGCTGATGGTATCCGTCGCCACGCCGTTAAGCGCCATAAAGCCGCTGGTAAAATTCGGCGTTGTCAGCCCGTCGCGCAGCTCCACCGTGACCGTCACCGCTCCGTCGCTGGCCGTCGCGTTGTGGATGACCAGCGTTTTACGCCCCACCGAGCCGCCGCCCTGCCCGCAGGCCACGACCTGGCTCTGGGCCGTGGTCGTGATCGTCGCCCCGGTCCACAGCGCCGATTGCTGGCCGGGGTCACCGGATTGGTTGGCGGGGATGAAGGCCAGCAGGGAAAAGACAATAAACAGGCCGGATAGGCTAAAAAAAAGCGGGAAAACGATCTGAGTTTTGAGAGACTTTTTGCTTAAAAATAGCATCGTCACCTCGCGGGAAATAAAAAAAGCGCCCGTCGGGACGCTTCTGCGTTCTTTGGGGCGCTTATGCGCTGCATATATTAGGTTGGCCCATTTAGTGTATCACATCTATGGGTCGCTTGTCAATCCCCCGTCATCCAATTGAGCCAGATCGACCAGGGTTTTTTGCCCCCGGCGCTGCACCTCGATCAATTTCCGCTCCGGGTCGTACAGAAACAGCAGCCAGCCCGTTCCCGGCTCCCTTACCGGGATAAACCCCCGTCGCCCCGGCCCCTGGCCCCCGGTCCCTGCGCCCGTGATCGCCGCCGACAGTTTTTCTCTCATAGCGGCCTCGTTTTGCGGGGGTCAAATCGTTCTCCCTTTAGCGGGGGTATCTCCCCCTGATCGTCCAAAACGATATTGACAAGCAATATCCGCCCCGCTTCGTCCTGGATAGGCTGCAATTTCAGCCGCCCGCTCTCCAGGCCCTCTCTGAGCCATTCCAGCAGCCTCTCCTGGCTAGGTTTAGGTTGTGTGTCCATTGTCGCCTCCCATCGACCGTTCCAATAATTCCCGCGCCGGCGTCACTCCCCGTGTCTCATCGTCGGCCACCGGCTCGCCGTCCCCATCGCCCTGCACCGGCTCCGGCGGCGCTGGCTGGCGGCGTGGCTCCTCCTCCTCCGGCGCGTGGCCTACCGTCATCATGGCAAATTCCTCCTGGCCGATGATCCCGGCGTCGTACAGCGCCTGGCCGTTGGTAATTTTTAGCTGCAACGTCTGTTGATCCCGCAGCTCCTCACTGGCCCGCAGCTCGGCAAATCGAAACTCTACCCGCGCCTGGATGCCCTGGGCCTGGAGCATCACCGTCAAGAGGCGTTGCAGTAAGCTCTCTAATAAATGCTGGATCGACTTGATCCCCGCCGCGTGCAGCTCCCACTGCCGATTAGCGTGCGTTTCGCTGCCGCCCTCCTGTAGGCCCATCAGCAGCGGCATTGTTTTCAGCGCCCGGGTGATCATCCGCTCCAGGGCCACGATCAGCCCGTCAACCGCGCCCAACGAGCTGGCGTCTACTGTGCCGACGGGCCGGTTGACCGCCACCACGTCGGTGTGTACGTAGGCGTCATCCGGTTCCAACGAGCCGTACACATCGCCGATCTCGGTAATGATCGCATCGACCCAATTTTTGAATTGCTCCGTGCCCAGGGTGATGTCCTCCGGAGTCATTTCCAGCAGCTTCTCCATTTCCACGGCCAGATCCAACCGGGGGTAACCCTGCTGTTGGACCACCCGCCGCAGATCGTGGAGCATCCCCAGGATAAAAATGGAAATAAAAATGGCCGGGGAGACCAGCGAGCGCCCGTAGGGTGAATTGGGCAGCGGATCGATGGGGATATATGAGATAGTAGGCGAGGTCAAATCAACCCAGCCCCTGGCCTGAAATTGCCCCAACTGATAAATTGTCCCCCTTACCGGATCGACCACCTTCCGAAATCGGGCGCTGTATGGATCAGGCGTCGCCAGGTCCACCGGCAACCGGCCCACGTCGTCGAGTACGATCTCGGCAAAAAACGCGCCGCGCAGAAATCCGGCCAGGACCAACCGGTTGAGGACTACATCGACAGACCCATAGAGTTGTTCTAGTTGAGCAAGGAACGCATCGACCGCCTCCTGCCCGCGCCGCTCGGCCCGCTCCGAATTGAGCCGGTAGGCATTGCACTCCCACCCGGAATTGAACATCCGAATAAAATCGAACAGCGCCCGGCTGATCTCCGGTGATAGATCGACCAGGTAGGCGACCAGGTCCGCCGGGGACATGGTACTCAGGGTGCTCGCGTCCAGGTCCAGCGTTCGCCACTCGCTGTCGGCATCCGGCGGCGGCACAATATTGAGCGTCGAGACAAAGGGCAGCTCGCCACTGCTATTGACCGAGGCCCGCGCCCGTTTGCCGGTGATGGGCCGGCGGGCGGAGGAGGGCGGCGCGGGCGGAGTTTTACTGCTGAAGAGATTTTTTAATCCGTCGATCCAACTCATTTGGGGTTCCATCCTTTCGCTGCACGCTGAGCTAAAGCCGCCTGCGGGCGGCGGTTATCTACGAAGCCGAAACGGTCCACCAGGCCATAGGCGATGGCTTTCATCGAGTGATTGTGCTCATCACGCGGCATATCGTCCGTCGCGTTCCCGTCGCGGTCGGTGGGCCGTTTATATTTTTTGTATTCCTCCAGGGTGTTTTTACAGCGGGGATCGTGAAACAGGCGCGGGTGGCGCTGGCCGTCCGGCCCCAGCTCGCCCTGCAAAAAACTACGGTGGCGAGCAATACCATCCAGGATACCAATCTCCTGGGAGTAGGGCCGTTTGCCCGTCTCGGCCCGCCAGATTTCCTCGGCCGATTTCTCGGCGTGATGCTGCCGGCCGGCAAAATCAATGACCAGCCGGCGCACATTCCCCCACCAGGGCCGCCGCTTGGCTATGTCGATGACCTGCTGGTGGGTGTGCATATTCAGGTAGATTTCGTCGATCAGCCACACCTCCGGCCCGTGGAACTGGACCGCCAAAATCACATAGGCGCTGGGGTAATAGCCGGGGTCGATCCACAGATGGACCGGCTTTTCCGGGTCAGACAAACAGGGCCGCACGTGTTCGGCATAGGAAAATTCCGGGAATACCAACGCCTTGCTGGGCACGCGCCTGGCCGCTACGGTGCGCTGAAATTCGTCATCGGGGAGGATGGTCCGCAGCCGCGCGATTTCCGGGTCGTTCTCCCCGCCGGGATAGAGATGGATATTCGACCAGGCCGGCAGGCTGCACGTCTCTCCCTGCCAGGGGTTGCCCGGCGCCTGCAATTCATCGACCAGAGCCGCATACCAACCGAAATTATCATGGAGCGTACCCGACAGGATGACCATCCCCCGCGCCCGCGTTGCCCGGCGCACAGCGGCCAAAAAAACCGAATACGAGGCAATTATCCCGGCCTCACACAGGCAAATAATATCCGGCTCCTCACCCCGGGCGATGACCGAGGCCGCCCCCCGTTCCACCGACAGGGTAACGATATGGCAGCCGGTGCGCGTCCTCATTTGCCACATCCCGTGGGCCGGCTGGCTCGCCTCGCGCGGGTCCAGCGCGCCGATAGCCGATAATTGCTCCACCAGGTACTCGAACTCTTTACGGCTGTTGTCGTAGGTTTGCCCCACCAGGTAGACCAGCCGGCACCACGGCACACACGCCGTAATCTCCGAGGCTGCCACCTGGCTTTTGCCCGCCCCCTCCGCGCCGACGATTTGCAGTACCGTCGCCGCGCTGTGGTGCACCGGCGCTTGCAGTGGCGTCGGCTCGTAGCCGATGCGCCGGAAGGTAACGACCTTTTGAGCCACGGTAGGGAAACGCATCAGGCCGCCTGCCTCAACTCGCTTAACCAGGTCTCCATCGCCGCTCGTTCGTCGTCATCCCGTTTGCCGTCCCCCCGTGGCCGGTAATCGCCGGTCATCTCCAAAAACAGCTTGCGGTCATTGTGCCCCTTCGCGTCCGGTTGCGTCGCCACCGCAATCAGCGCCTCGTACACATCCCGCCGGTGCCGCAGCAGCGGCGACGCCTGCACCCAGGCAATGGCATCGGGCACGCCCGGCAGATCGGCGTAGCTTTTCTGCTCCCATTTCCAGATGGCCCGTACACTGCACCCCAGCACATGCTCGGCCAGTTCCTGCTTTGTGGCCGGTTTGCGGCCCTTGAGCGGCTGGCCGGCCCAGGCAATATAGACCCAGATCCGCCAGTTGCGGAAATGGGGGAACTGCTCGCGGATGGCAAGGTAATCGTTCCACCAGCCGTACTGCTCCTCCTTCGGCAGCGCCAATAGTTGCCGGTATGCGCCCCGGCTGATCTGCTGCCCCTGGGTTGCGGGTGATGCCGGAAAATCCATCTACTCCCCTTTGTCCAATTCCTTTTTTAGCTCGCGCAATTGCCGCCAGCCGGCAGTTGCCTGCTCCAAATTATTCAGCACGTTCAACACCCCCCTGATTTTCAGGCGGGTCCCCTCGTTCAGCGGCTCCGCCTCCAGAATGTCCAGCAGTTGCGCCCGCGCCCCGCGCACCCGCTCGATGTTGCCGTTCAGGCCGTGGATCAAATCCGCCGCTGCCTGGTTATCCTCGGCCCGCTGCCACTCGGCCCGCAGCCGGCGCCGCAGCCAGCCCACCAGCACGGCGCTCAGCAGCACGGCGATGGCCACCTGGACCGACCGGCTCGTATCATCCAGGACGTACAGACTGTACCCCGCCACAAATATCGCCGCCAGCAACCCGGCCCGCAGGCCGCCGGTGAATGCGCCGAACACCACAAACAGGTACAGCCAGGACAGGGTGATAGCGTAGCCGAAATACCGCGCGCCCAGATGATACAGCGCGGTAAAAATCACGGTGCTCATAGACCCATAAAATCTTGGAATAGTTAGAAATTTGGTCATATTAGTTAGAAATGTTAAAATAGATGTAAGCATTGCCGAGGCTCCCTTCGGTAGTGCCCAGGAGTACGGCGGGTGTTTCGAGCGCCCGCCGCACTCCGCTTGGTTTATTGATCGAACCGGCGGATTAACAAATCCGTCCGAATCTCCGTTGCTTTGGCTTCCCTGTACAATTTCTCCAATTCGGTGCGGATGTCCTGGATTTCGATGATCGTCTGCGGGTCGGTGTCGATGCCCTTGAGCGCCTGCTGCATCTCCAGGATTTGCAGCCGCCGCCCGTAGGCGATAATCAATTGGCGGATGTGCCTGGCCTTGACATCGACAAAATTGCGGAAGTCGGCGTGGTCCTGGATGATCTCCTCCAGGTTGGCCCGCAATAGTGCGATCTGCCCCTCTTTTTTTTTAATTCAACTCGGAGCTGCTGCACCAGGCGTTCAAGCTCTTCGGCGATCTCGTTGGCATCCATAAAGAAAAAGCCCCAGCCGCACAAATATGCGGCGGGGGCTGTTGAAAATTATACTATATGCGGGGTAGTGATGTCAAGCTTGTCATTCCATTCTTCGGTCGAGATTGAAACAACTCGGCCGGAAGGGGATTTTTAGGTACGGTCTGTTCCAGACAGGTCGTGAATCCAAAACTAAAAGTCTACCCCTTCCCATTACTTCGTATACCACTCTTCCCACTCCCCGCGCTCAATACCACCTCCGCCTCCTCCACCGACAACACCACCCCCGCCGCCCGCTCGAATTCGCGGACCAGGTCCGGCGGCGTCAACACCGGCCCCTGCCAGCGACCAGCGAACAATCGCGCCTCATCGTCTACCGACATCCACTTCGCTCCTGTTCGTGTATTCATAGATTGTTGTATTTCCCCTGGGTCAACCCCTCGCGCTATACCAATCAGCATGACCATCAAAGGGTTTAATCCGGTCACAAACATACTCCACGCAACCGCCCCCGTGTCCCCCAGCAGCAGGTCTATCCCCGTCTCTCGCCGCACACTGGTGGCCGCGAACGCCGTCACGCCGACAATGCTCCCCAGCAGGAGCATCTGGCCAACCGCCAGCACCGACCAATACACCCAGTCGGTCAGCGACTTGGGCCGCAGCCCTACCCACAGCCGCGATACATACGCCAGCGCCTTGCCCTCTAGCACAGCAAACGCCAACCCAGAGAACACCTCCACCGGCCCAAACCAGGCCCAGCCGGCCAGATTGAAGCCGATGAAAACGCCGTGGATCAACATCATCCTCAGCGCGGCCACTACAGTGGCCGCGACTAAAAGGCGCTCCACCGTGCTCTTCCCTACCAACCAGACCAAAAATGATTTACCCATCTCAAAAATTCTCCCTTATAGTTTTCATGGCAGCTCAATCGACCACAATCCGGTTCAATCGAGCTAAATTATGATCATTTCAACTCACTCGGCCTCAGTTTCTCATATTCCTCCACCCGGCCCCAGGGCTGGCCAGGTACGTAGCGCCGGCTCCGGGCGTCGTCGGTCGGATACTCGATCCCACCAACGGCTTCCAGGATATCGCAGTAGGCCATCCACAACGGCCGGCCGATTTTCCTACTCCACACCCGCTCCCCTATCGCGCTCTCTCCCGGTTGCCTTTTCGCATGCAGCGCCTCCACTTTTTGGAGCCATTGCCAGATTTCCGCCCGGTCCACCCACACCCGCATCCCGCCGCCAATCTCCACCGTCACCCACCAGCCGCGTGAGTGATAGCGCATCACGCCGCTGATGACCTCGCCATCTCCCTCCCCCCAGGCTACACGATGTTTGTCATCCCATAGCGTCTCGATAGTGCTCTGCAACTGCCGCACGCCCCAGTCCAAATGCCAGCCGCTCCACAAGCCGGGCCGGGCATACATCCCCCGCCGCGCCCGCCGGCTGGCCCGCTCGCGGTAGACCAGGCCAATCGGCGCGAACGTCAGCACGCCCACGCCCAGCGCCAGCAGCGCCAGCCACATGCCGATGCGGTTGGTCGAGCACACCTGCGGCCAGTCCCAATCCACGTAGATGCAGGTGGCGAACAAGCCCAGCCACGCCGCCGGGATGGTGAAGATCAGGGAGGTGAGGGTGTACTGAAAAGTTTTCATTTTCCTTGCTGCAATAAAAGCTGCTGCTTGACCGCCGCCACCAGCGAGCGCGGCTCAGCCAATCCGCGATTGAGATAAATCAATTTACCTTCGGCCTCACCTAGCCGCTTGTCCATATTCAATAGTGGCACGGCGGCAATTGCCTGGTTGACCCGCGTCTGCTGCTGGGCGATCCGGCCCCGGGCCTCGACTATCCGCCGGCGCAATCCCTCAGCCTGGATTAGATAAGTTTCTCGCTGGGCGCTCAAAATCCCAATCTCAGCCGCTAACGTTTCATCCTTCTGCCGTTCGTCCAGCCGATCCAACATGCTGGCGAAAGCGGGGTCATAAAAATGCTGCCCCCGCCCCCCCCCCTCACAGGCTGCTATCTGGGCCTGGAGAAAATCACCTTGCTCCAGAAATCCAACTACCAACCGCATCAGCGTACCAGCATACATCCTCGCATCAGTCACCGCCTGCTCAATATCCCCTCGATCCTGCTCCAGCTTGGCCAGCGCATCCCTAAAGCGGTCAAAAGCCTGACTCATTTCCGGCTCTAATTTCACTGGCTTCGTCGCTAGCGCCGGGGCGATCAGACTCCAGGCCAACCACACCACCCCGGCCAGCCAGACCCACACCCCAGCATCAAGATAGCTCTGATACGCCACCGGCACCAGCCAGTACACCAACCCGTAAGCAGGCAGAGCGCCGGCCAGTAACCCGGCCAGATAAACCTTGTTTTTAGCGATTAGGACCGTTTTCACTTTAACCTCCACAAAAACTAAGCGCCGCCTTGATCGTGGCAGCGCCTCATGCTAAAATGGAGACGGCTGCTGCTCGCTCAGCGGCCCGCCCTGGAAGCGGCTTTCATCCGCGACCAGGGCATTTTGATTTTTAACGCCCTCTGAATTTCCGAGGTTCACCCCCACGTGTGTGGGGAAAACGCGCTTGGAATAGAACCCGCCTGGCCAGAGAACGGTTCACCCCCACGTGTGTGGGGAAAACTAATAAACCACTGCCGACAGTCGCCTGTAGGTCGGTTCACCCCCACGTGTGTGGGGAAAACAAGCACTGTAAATATTTACAGTGCTGCTACCCAAACACCCGCAAAACCATCCCCACGATCACCCCCAGCCCAAACCACAGCGCCGCCCACGCCGCCCGCCGTAGCCATCGCTCCACGCGGGCCAGGCAGCCCGGCGGCTCACTAATAGCCACTTGCAGATAGCCGCCGTCGGCGACGCGGGCCGTGGGGCGTTTAGGGTTGGACATTGCGTCTCCGTCTGACTGGTTTCGGTCTGGCTTGTTGCTCTATCTGTCTCAATTCAGCCGCTTGATTTACCATCGTGTGTCGGCATACCTCCAGCGCTCCCGCCGGATTATTCCCGAATTCGGCTATAAGCACATACATCGTTCTAATCCCAACCCCAAAGCCGTGCTCGTAAGCATCTGCAAAAGTTTGATATTTATCAGCCACGTTGCCCCGCCTCCCATCTCGCTATAAATTCCTTCCGCCGGGCCATCACCGCCTTACTCGCCGCCAGTACCTCCGGCAATCCCCGCCCCAGCCGCAGCGCCAGCCACAGCAACGCCTGCCGGCCCGCCGCTTCCTGCTCCGCCGGGTAATCCCGCGAGCAGACCCATAGCCGCAGGCCGTCCACACGCGGCCAGCCGGCGGCGAGGTAGACCGGACAGCGGGTGGCGTCCACCAATTGCCAGGCCACGCGCAGCTCGCCGGGGGTGGGGACGTGGCCGAGCGGCTTGATCTCCAGCCACACCTCGGCATCCATCAGCCAAAAATCGGGCCGATAGCGGATAGCGCGGGCAATGGCCGGCTCCAGGGCCTCGTACAGGTAGGGGGTGTGGAGGTGGTCCAGCAGGGCGGCCCAGGCGTATTCGTTGGGGGCGCGGTAGTGGGTCATAACGCCTCAATCAATTCGAGTAAATTAGTGTGTATTCCACCATTAACAAATGCCATTCGATACATCAACTCCGGTTCGCCATCCGCCAATAAAATATGAAGCGGTTTTCCTGCACCAACAAAATATCCGGCTTCCAGATGAGCAGACCGCCCACACGGCAAAACCAAAACACAAGCATCCGACCATAGCATTGCCGAAAAGTCGCTATCAAAACCACTGACAGCAATGGGGTGGCTTAGGACCGATTTGAATAATTCCGGCCTCCATTCCTTCCAATTTGGGTCAATCTCCGACCAATGAAAGCCAATGTCACCTGGTCTTGGATTTCTAAAATCATAAACCGCATGTCCCGCCTGCAATAGAGCTTTTACCACATTTGGCTGATATTGATTGCGCCAGGAGGACGCCACATATATTTTCACTTCCCCCTCCTCCCTCCCCGCCGCCTTCCCGCCCACGCCGCGCGGACCGCCACCGGGTCGATGCCCTTCTCGCAAAAAAATCGCTCCGCATCCGCCGCCCATCGCCCGCCGTACAACAGGTCATTGCGCGCCCGGCGATAAATCGCCCGGTGCAGCGCCTCCCACGGGTCCTCCTCCTCCTCCAATTGCGGATAGTTGCGGTCGTCTATGTAGGTCACTTACTCAGCCACCTCAACAGCAACAGCGACGCCGTGGCCAGCGCCAGGCCGACGACGGTCATCGCCAGGATTATCGTCTCCATCCTCAAAACCCTCCCATACATCCGTCGCCATTTGCCAACCGCAAGCCGGACAGAAAACAATGTCCTCCTCGCCGACTTCATCGGCCAGCACGTCGCGGCCCTCGGTCAATTCCCCACCACATTCCGGGCACACACCAGGAAAACCGCCAACCGCCTCACCAAAGGCATCCAGCATCTCCCCCACCTCGGCCCACGCATCCGGTACAGCCGCCGCCTGCCCCTCCGTAATCGCCACGCTGCGCACATTGCCGCCGCGCAGATCGAGCCACGTCTGGTAGATGTCCAGATCGTGAGCCAGCAGCCGGTAGACATACACGCCGATCCACCCGGCCATCACCTGGTTGATCATCAGCGACTGCGCATTGAGCGCCGTCAACTCCGCGCAACTCAGGGCCTCATCATTGACCATTGACAATTGACTATTGACAATTAACCCCGGCTCCTGCACCGCCGGCAGCGGTAGCATCACACACCGCCCTAGCAGCGGATCAATCACCGGCTCCGCCATTAGCGAGTTGCCAATCAGCACCTGGCCGGCGTGCTCGCTGTTGCCGGCGTCGAGCCACCAGGCGTTGCGATTTCGGGCAATGGCATCACCGCTAAAAAACCGAGCAATACTTTCCCGCGCGGCCGGATTATCCACGCAGCCGACGACGACTAGCAGGCCGTTGCGGGAACCGTTATACCAATTATTGAGGAGCCAATTCGAGGCAAACACTCCCACAATCGCCCCGATCTGCAATCCAAAAGCCAGGTTGTACCGGCTGGCCAGCGCCATCGCTTTCGCCTGGCCGATCTCCGCCGGGCAGAAATTCTGCCTGCCGATATTTTTCTCCTCCACCCGGTCAGGGTCGCAGAAGATCAGCCGCAGCTTCGGCCTATTGCTGCGCCGCGCTTCGTAGGCGAGCCGGGCGAGGTGGAGGGCGGCAAATGAGCCGGTGCCGCCGCAGCCGACGAGGAGGAGGGTGACTTCGGCGGGGTCGCCGATCTCGATGGGGATGTGGGGGACTATAATCATCCCCCCTCCCACCCGCCGCGCTTCGGCACTCTGACCAAATCCCGGCCAAAGCGGACGAACAAACTCTCCCCATCCTCACCTTCGACCGCGCCGCTGACTCCCTGCTGTAAAAGAAGCGTCCGCTGCACCTGCACCAGCAAAGGCGTCGTCAGCCGCACCCGCTGCGGCAGTGGCTCCGCCGCCAACGGCAGCGCGGCGTAGTGGCCGTTAGGTATCAGTGTGCCGCTGATGAGCCGGGTGGTGCGTGCGGGTTTACGTTTCTGGCTAAATAAAGCCTTGAGTTGTTTCAAATTCCTGATCATGCTATTCCTCCGTATCGATTTCCTCATACGCCGCGCCCAGCCCCCCGGCCACGCGGGCGGTCAATGCCTGATCCATCTCAAACAGCGGCCTCTGCCGCACTTCGACGCGCGGCGTCTTGGCCAAATCTGGCGTAAGCCGCTTCCGGCACGGCGGCAATTTCCAAACCTTACCACCAAATACGGCGTAAAACTCGCCCGTTTTCAGTCCCAGCAAATGCCGGTGCTCGATCCGCTCCTTCACCTGCACCGGCCTCGGGCCCATCCCCGGCGGCACGTAGCCGTTGCCCCGCCCGCCGGCGGCCTGCTGGCCAATGTTGAGTTCGGAACGCACGGCCTCGAAATCCCGCTCTAATTGCAAAAATCCAACGATCCGCAGGTTACACTGGCTCAATACGTCCTTCTCCAAATCGCTCGGCCGCTGGGTGATGAAGACCAGGTTCAGGCCGAAGCTCCGCCCCCGCCGGGCGTATTGGTTAGTGATTTCCAGCGCCGCCACGTCCTGCTGCCGTTTCTGCGGGGCGAACATCTCCGCTTCGTCGATGACCACAAACAGCGGCCTCGGCTGCTCCTGTTCGGTCTGCCGCCGCCATAGTTGGGTCAGCAGGTCGGTATAGATGTTTCGTTGCTCATTCAACATCAGCCCGGCCAGGTTGACCACGACGCCCGCCCCGCGCATCAGGTAGTCGATGACCTGGGGCATCCATTTGGTTTCCCAGCTCACATGCAAATGTCCATCCCGCCCGGCCACGATCACGCCGGGCAGCTCGGCCAGGCCCCGGTACTCGCCAACTTTGGGGTCGATCACCAGGAACGGCTGGCCGATAGCATGCAGCTCCTCCAAGACGACGACGGTCAGATGAGACTTGCCGCCGCCGCTGTTGGCCGCGATAGTCCAGCGGCAGCCCTGGGTTGCCCACGGTTCGGCGGATAGGTCGATTTCGAGACCGTTGCCGAAATCAATGACGGGGGAGGTCATTTGCAGTTATACTCCAAATCATATCCGCGTCTGACATATCGCG